ACGGCTCGGAGTTTTACCCTTCGGATAAATTTTGGTCGGTGTCCCACCTGTCCATCCGTGTCCATCCGTGTCCAGCCGTTTCTCCGATTCCGCACCGACCATTTTTGTGAGAGCTGTCTGTCATTCTTCAAAGCACCTCTCACTCACACTTACTCACAGTCACTCACAGTCTTTTTTGCACATGTCAATTTATAATGACCGCTATATTTACTCGCCTTATCCGGTTGATGCCTGGCATCTCCGGACTTGGTTTCGCTGCAGCTATTGCAATCATTTATATCGTAGTGCGTATGCTTATATGCATGATTCTGATCGTTGCATTTTTTATTTTTTGCCTGCTAACTACACTCCACGACGCTTGCGAGTGTATGCTCCCGCTCCCTGTCCTCTTGTTGATAGAGACAGTGACGATTTATCTCCTCCTCGACGTACTTAATCATGTTTTTTTGTGTTAAAACCAACCCCATTTGTGGGGTAGGTTGTATGATTGTAGATGTCTGCTTCGTCATCGTCGTCATCGTCGTCAGCTGCTTACACTACGGTCATCGAATTGAACTCTGACAAGGAAAAGGAAGATGAGTGGGAATCCATGGGTGTTGCTGATAAGGATGGTCAATTTCGTGATTGGTTTTTTACAATCAACACTCCGCCAGCAGCTCTTCAGTGTGGGGACTTTTGGGGATCGGCTGTTAAGGTCTTTGGCGAGATCCGTGGTGGAGTTATGCAGGTTGAGAAGTCTTCTCGTGTGCATCTACAGGGGTGCTTCAAATCCGTCCAGAAATATCGTCCTGCCACTATGAAAAACAAGGTTCGGTCTAAAGCATTAATGGGATGGATCAAGCCGTGTGTCAATTTGGAGAAATCTATTGCGTATTGTACAAAGGAGGACACCCGGGTGAGTGGTCCGTTTTGGCATGGTGAGTGGAATGAGGATAATCAGGGTCGTCGTGATGCTTCTACGCAGGGCAAGAGAACTGATCTAGCCATGGTCGCGGAAGATGTTGACAGTGGAAAGAGCATTTCGGTTATTGCTAAAAATCATCCGACAGCCTTTATGAAGTATCATGCTGGAATCGCCCAATACATGAGTGTGACAAAAGCGCAGCCTGCCCGCAATTTCATGACTAAGTTGGTTATTTATTGGGGTGCTTCTGGTACTGGTAAATCTCGTCGTGCTTGGTATGAAGCTAACAAGTGTGGCAGTGTGTACGAGTTGCCGGTTGCTAAAGAAGCGAACGTCATTTGGTGGCCTGGATATACTGGTCAAAAAGCTGTTATACTGGATGACTTTTATGGATGGTTTCCATTTCATTCGTTCTTAAAAATGGTGGATCGTTATGAGTGGAAGGTTCGCACTGTTGGTGATACGTTTGTTCAGTTTACATCTGAGTATGTTTTTGTTACGTCAAATAGTAACTGGCCCACGTGGTATTCTCAGGCGTTTATGAAGGAAGGTCATTGGAAGTCTGCATTTGAGCGTCGTATTTACAGTTGTGTGGAGTTTCACGAGGGTACAATGTGGTTGCCTCCTGAGGAGTATATGGCCAGTGCTGCTGCGAGACAGGAAACAGGTAGTGCTGGTAGGGGTGCTCCCTCACCAGCAGATCTGCTGTTGCCGGACGCCCACAGGCAAAGGTACATTGATGAGTTAGTGTCGGATATTGATCGTGATGCTAGTCCTGGTACAATTAATGAGATCATGGATGAACATCATAAGCGATATTGTTCTACTCATGAGTGTGATTGCGAGAGTGAAAGTCGTCGCATGTTTAATGCTCAACTTTAATGTAAAACTTGTTTTAAGCAACGACTTCATTATCAACGCTTGGTTGAATGTGTGAAGATGTGTTTGCTTGCACCACGTTTCCTGATGGTGGATATTCTGCCACGTAACGACTTTGGAAGTGTAGGGGCTTGTTAAATCCTGTAGCGATGATTCTTTCTCTTAACAATATTGAGCTAACATTGGTTGTGACTTCGTCACTTGCGTTTTGAGTGTCTGATCCAACGAATTCAATCATGGGGCCGATGTCGTTGAGACCTTTCCATATAGCTATACCATGTGGGAAGGTTGCTCCGGTAAAGCTAGTGTATTGTCGGTAATGCATCCACCACATCCACATCATGTTGCTTAATGCCATTTTGGGTGTGTAGGACAGTGTATAATCAGCGTATGCTCCTGGTGCTATCCGGACTTCTTTTTTTCGTTTGAAGCGGAAGTAGTAGCGGACGGCTGCATAGCTGCTGAGGGGGTTGTTGTAGTATCCGTAGCCTTCGTCGACTGATGGAGTAGGGAGGAGGGAAGCTCCTTGGAGGTTTCCTTGATATCCTTGGATGACGTTAGCTTCTGTTGCGCTGGCAGCGCTTTCCTCCTCGATGTTTTCATAGATTCCAACAGCTGGGTGTAGGGGTGCACCGCTTGTGTGGGTGGTTGTGTATCCGAAGTCAATTGGGATGTCTCGTTTAGCTTTCCATTCCCAGAATCTAACTTTGACGTAGAGTTGCGTTGGGTTAGTAACCCTGAACGTCCATTGGATTTTGTTGAACTTGAAGTTGCAGCCGAGCATTCCTTTCCACCATCCGTTTGCGTCGTAGTTAGCGGTGTATCCTCCTTGAGCATATCGTCGGGATTCTTGTTCTTGAACGTGTTGCCAGATGCGGGCGAGCATGTTAACGCTGATCCATGGGATGTAGTAGTGTCCAGGTTTTTGTAATGCAGTGTTGTTGAATTGCGCTGACGAGCCGAGGTTGAAGAGGTACTTGGTTCCGAGATGTTGATCGACTTTACGCTTGAGGTAGCGTGAGAGGCGAGGTGTTCGGCGGGTGTGACGGTAGATGTATTTCGGGATTTTCTCGGATGTGGCAACGACTCCACCACTTCGTCGGATGAATCGTCCTCTTCGTCTATAGGATTTTCGTTGCCATCTTCGGATTGATCGTCGATAGCGTCGATAGCCTCTACCAAATCTACGATGACGGAACGCATTTTTTCGATGAAACCGTCTAAATCTCCTGACTCTTCGAGGGCGTCTAAGGCCACGTCGGCGACGGAAAGAGATTCTTCGACGTTTGAAAGGCATTGTTCCATCTACAGCGTTAAGTGGTTGGTTTCACAGACAGCGTTAGGTGGTTGGTTTTACAGACATTGTTAGGTGGTTGGTTTTACAGACAGCGTTAGGTGGTTGGTTTTATGCTATTACCTCCCTTAGGGTTAGGGGGTTTGGTTTTATGATGATGTGTGAAGGGAGCGTAGCGACCGCACTTAGCTCTGATTGTGGTTTTACCAACTCCCACTCCAATAGCTCCGCAGGACTATGAGATGTGAATAATTTAGGGCTGAACTTGGTTCGAAAGGGTTTGCCTGGCATGTGTTGGCAGGATGTCCGTTAGTGGCTATGTCGGGATGTGCCAGGCACATCCATATTACCATAGCCACTTCTGGCACGGCACATAAATTAAATTTTGTTCTTGCCGAGCGAAGCGAGGCTGCACTGGGGTGCAGGGGGGCAGGGCCCCCCGCCGTCTGGCCCTTTAGGGCCAGACCTATCGTCTGCGCGAAGCGCAGACTGCGTGCGCGAAGCGCACGCCGAAAATATTTCACGTGATTTTATTTGAAAATCTAGCCGTTGTTGCGCACTTTTAATTATCCGTTCCGATATATCCGATCCGACGGCTCGGAGTTTTACCCTTCGGATAAATTTTGGTCGGTGTCCCACCTGTCCATCCGTGTCCATCCGTGTCCAGCCGTTTCTCCGATTCCGCACCGACCATTTTTGTGAGAGCTGTCTGT